CGTGATCATCCTGCCGGGGTTGACCTACCAGGCCGTGTATCGAGAGGACGACGATGACTACTGAGACCCCACCCCGTGCCGAGATCGAGACCCGTTCTGCGGCAGTCGCCAACGTGCGCCACCCCGAGCGCATGATCGACCTCGTCGTCGTGCCCTACAACGAGTGGGCACCGGTCGAATACAAGGGCCGCTGGATCGAAGAGGCATTCCAACCCGGTGCATTTGGTCACATCCAGAACCGGGCGCATCGCTTCCTGGTGGCGATGGAGCACGACATGAACCGGATCATGGGGCGCTGTCAGACGCTAGACCCCGACCGCCCCGAGGGTCTCGTTGCCGAGGTCCGCATCCGGCGCGGTGACGAGGGTGACCAAGTGCTGGACGATGCGGAAGACGGCATGGTCGGCGCATCGGTCGGGTTCGGGGTGCTGCCCGAGCACCAGCACTGGGAGACCCGCTCCCGGCGCAGGATCATGAAGGCGTTCCTGGACCACGTCGGTCTCACGTTCACGCCCGTCTACGCAGGCGCTGAAGTGCTCGCTGTGCGCTCCAGGACGGGATTCCCGCCTCCGGCCTTCCCACCGCCGCCTCCGGTCCTTCCTGGGACGAATGAGCGGGTGCTGACGCCCAATCTGGACAAGATCATGCTCGACCGCCTTGAGGCGAGCTATTCTCGCCACTGACAACAGAAACGCACTGCCATAGGAGAGCCGCCGTGAGGCGGAAGGACTGCTAGTAGCTGGCCCTTGAAACGAGTGCAACCACCGCTTAGGAGGTTCCTCGTTATGCCCGCTCCCACCGATCAGATGCTCGCCCGCCTCCAGTCCGAACTGGAAGAGCGGCGAGCGTTCCAGGACCAACTCGTCGCAGGTGCGAACGAGGCCGGTCGTGATCTCGATCCCCGTGAGATGGAACTGTTCACCCGTGCGGCTGAACGTGCCACCGCGATCGAGTCGCAACTCCAGCCGCTGGCCGAGAACGCCCGCCTCTCGATCGAGTCCCGTGCCCGCACCGAGCAGTTGACCGAACTGCTGTCGGCGGCTCGCAACGGTCCCGCTGGCCAAGGCGCTCCGGCGATCGAGTATCGCTCGGCAGGGCACTACATCGCTGACATGGTGCGTGCCCAACTCGGGGACCACGACGCCGGTCACCGGATGGAGTTGTTCAACCGCGCCGCCGCCCACCAGACCACGACCGACAACGCCGGTCTGCTCCCCGAGCGCCTGCTCGGCACGATCCTCGGCAACCTCGACACCGCCCGCCCACTCGTCTCGGCCCTCGGTCCGCAGCAGCTTCCGAGCGGTTCATGGTCACGTCCGAAGATCACGCAGCACACGCAGGTCTCCAAGCAGTCGGCTGAGAAGGCCGAACTCGCCAGTCGCAAGATGCTGATCACCAAGGTGCCGATCGACGCAGACACCTTCGGTGGGTATGTCAACGTGTCGAGGCAAAATATCGACTGGAGCCAGCCTCAAGTCGTTGACATCGTCATCCGTGACCTCACCAACGAGTACGCCTATGAGACCGAGGAAGAGGCAGGCACGGTGCTCACCGCCGCTGCCACCGCAGGCCCCGATCTCCCGGCGTCACCGACCGCTCAGAACTACGCCGATGCGCTGTGGACGGCAGTCGGCACGGTGTTCGCAGCGATGTGGACGGTGCGCCAGCCTGTCGGTCGTCTCGTCGTCGCCGTGGCCCCCGACATGCTCGGCTTGCTCGGCCCCCTGTTCCCACCGGTCAACCCGCAGAACGGGCACTCGGGCGGGTTCAGCGCCGCCACCTTCGGTGAGGGCACGGCTGGTCAGGTCTCCGGTATCACACACGTCGTGTCCGGCTCGCTGGCCTCAGGCACGGCGCTGGTGATCTCGTCCAACGCCGCCGAGGTCTACGAGGACCGGATCGGTGCGCTCCAGGTGGTCGAGCCTTCCGTGCTCGGCACCCAGGTCGCCTATGCGGGCTACTTCAAGTCGCTCGTCCTGGAGGCCACCGGCATCGTCAAGATCGTCGCCTGATCCATCATGGCGTTCGATGCCGTCTTCTCGGCCCTGTGGTTCTACGGGAACACGGGCGACACCTCCATCGAGCCGAACTCGACTTGCTGGAACTGGAACGAGTCTGGGTTGGTCGTCACCGAGATCAGCCTCTCTCACACCGACGAAGACGGCATCGACCGCACTGACGACCTCGGATCGCTGGCCCCCGACGACCGGGTCCATCTCCGCAACACCGCCACCGCCGACAACTGGGCGATGTTCACCATCGACACTGTCACCGATAACACAACGTGGACGCTGCTGGGGGTGACGCTGCTCGGCACCGGCCTGGTGACCGGGCTGCCCAAGAATCGTCAACGGGTGTTGTTCGACTTCGCCCGCACGGCGGTGGAGACGATCGGCCCTCTCAGTGTTCGCTACGACGATGCGATCGCCCGTGTCGCTTCGTCACTGAACGTCGCCGCCGACGACGTGTGGGTCATCAACGCCGTGGACTCAGCGATCGACTTCGTGATCACCAAGACCAACCGGGAGTTGGTCGGTCTGCCTGATGATCCGCTCACGGTGTCGGGCGTCGTCGTGCTGGCCCAGCGGATTTACCTCGACACGCCCAACGGCGCGAACGTCGCCATCGGTGACGCCAGCTTCGACCCGATCTTTCAACCCGAGAATCTGTGGAAGCACGTCAGACACTATTTCGACCGGCTCGATATCAGTTACGGCGTGGCATGAACCACAACGACATCATCAAGCTGATCAAGGACGGTCTCACCGAGGCCGGGAAGGTCAAGATTCCGGTGGTGCCACCCGGCACTCCGATCTCCGTCATGCCGTGCGTTGTGATAGCTCCCAGCGACGACTCTCTCGGAGAGGGCAACAAGACCCTGCGGCTCGGGTTCGACATCACCATCGTCGTGCCCCGCAGCAACCAGGTCAGCCAATACGAGTTGCTGACCGAACTAGAAGCGATCGTCATCCGGTCGCTGATCCCATCCCAAGTCCGGTTCGACGGTCCACTCGCTTTCGCCTCCACCGGGGGCGAAGCGACTGGCGAACCAGCCGCCCTGTCGAGAGTCATCCCGATCACGTTCACCGCCGACGTGACCCTTTGCTGATTGGAGCAACATGCCCACCACCTATGAGATCAACCCGAACAACGTTGGGACGATCGCCCTCGCGCTGGCTGGAGTCACTCCTGTCAGCTACGCCTGCCAGATCACCAACGTGGTCCTGGAGCCGACGCCGAACACGACGACGACTCCCGGCACCTACTGCGCTGCACCGCACGACACACCCGGTGCATCGTCGTGGGCGCTGGTGATCAGCTTCCTCCAGGACTGGGGGAACGAGGCCCGCACCGTCACCGATGGTGTGACGACCATCAGCGATGCCACGGTGACTTCGGCCACCGCAGCGTTCACCACCGACGATGTCGGCAAGCCCATCTCGGGTGTCGGCATCCCGGCAGGCGCGACGATCGCCAGCCGCACCTCGGCCACGTCGGTCGAACTGTCGGCCAACGCCACGGCGTCGGGAACTGGCGTCACGTTCACGATCGGTCAACCGTCGTTGTCGGAGTTCACCTTCACCAACGACGGCATGCTGTGCGACTTCGTCTTCACCACGTCGAACCCGGCCACGGTGCCCTCGATGAGCGGTCCGGTCTATGTCACGGCCACGTCCTTCGGCGGTGATCCCGGCGCATCCTGGCAAGTCACCACGCAGCGTTGGGCCTGCCCTGCCAAGCCGACCCTGACCTGAGGCCCAGCGATGGGCGCAGGTGCCGGGGCACTCGCCCTGGACCGTTGCCCGATTAGTGTGGTGGGAGCCAGGGTGTTGAGACCCCGGCTCCCGAGTCCCCACCTATCTGAGAGGTGTGAACCAATGTCACAACATAATCAGTGCTCCGTTCCAGGATGCCCCAAGCCGAGATTCGGTCACGGGTTGTGCAACATGCACTACTCCCGTCAACGCAGTGGTAAGCCCATTGGCGGGCCAGAGCCACTGACGCAGAGATACGAGGGCGAGACCTGTCTGGCCCCTGGCTGCGACAACCCTCGTCTCGATCGGAAGTTGTGCTCGATGCATCGCTTCCGTGTGAAGCGGCACGGGAGCCTAGAGCCGCCTGCTCCGAGGAGCGGTGAGCGACATCCGCTGTGGGTCGGTGACGCCGTCAGCTACGACGGGATGCACTTCCGATTGAAGGCTGAGTTCGGTGTCGCCAGCACCCACCTCTGCCCGTGCGGAGCGCAAGCCGAGCAGTGGGCCTATCAACACACCGATCCCAACGAGCGGTTCCAAGCTGGCGATGGCCCCTATTCCACCGACCCCGATCACTACCTGCCGATGTGCAGGCCGTGTCACCGGCAACTCGATGGTGGCGCACCATGACGGCGGCACAGATGAGGGCACTGGAGAAGCGTCTCGCCAAGGTTCCTGACGAAGCGGTGGCCGACCTCGTCAAGTGGTTCATCCCCCGGTCGGAGCAAGTCGGTGGGCGCATGATTTGGTTCGGGAAGAACCGGAAGCTGTCATCCAAGGTGAAGGCACGGCGCAAGGGTCAGTCGGCCAGCACCGTCGTGCTTCAGGGTGTTCCGGTATCACCGTGGTCGATCAAGTCGTATGGCCGCAAGGGCAACTACCAAGTCAAGTCCCGGCGCAAGGAGTCACTCAGTCTCAAGGCATTCTCGCCCGGTGTCTTCTTTGAGCACGTCACCGTGAAGCGGGGGACCAGTGGTGACCGCCGCTGGAACAAGCTCGTTGCCGAAGCCGACATGAAGTTCCCTGACGTGGTGGCCGACGTGGTTGCCAAGAGAGTGAAGTTCTGATGGCGAACACCAACAAGGTCGAAGTCGAGATTGTTGCCAAGGACGAGGCGACCCCCAAGATCGCCAAGTTGGAGAAGCGCATCGACGGCCTTGAGTCGGACGAGGCGAGGATCATCGTCACCGCCGAGACCGACAAGCTGGAGCAGCAACTCACCGACGCTCGCAGGAAGATGGAGGCGCTGGAGGGTGACGAACTCACCGTCCAGATGCGTGCGGTTGGGTCTCTGGAAGAAGACCTGCAACAGGCCCAGAAGCTGGTTGAGCAACTCGACGGCAAGACCGGCACGGTCAGGATCACCGCCGACACGCAAGGTCTCGACACCAGCCTGAGCAAGGCAGACACCGGACTCAAGCAGGTTGAGGCCAGTGCCGACTCGTCCAAGTCCGTGCTCGCCAACATGGTCGGCAACGCCACGCAAGACCTCGGTGCTCTCGGTGGTGTCGCTGGCTCTGCCGGTGTGGCGATCGGTCAGATGGGCGAATACATGGCCGACGCCAAGGCCAAGGGCGAGGGCTTCGGCTCGATCCTCAAGAGCTTCTCCACCGTCGTTGGTCCGATCGCCGCTATCTCAGTCGGTGTCGGTCTGGCGACCAAGGCGTGGTCCGACTACAAGGCCAAGCAGAAGGAAGTTCAGGAAGCGATCAAGGACACGATCAAGGGTCTCGCTGAGACACTCAACCTGGTCGATGACTTCCCCGAGAAGTTCGATGAAGCCACATCGGCATATGAGGCATTCGCTGACATCCTGCTCGGCAACGAGGATGCCCAGGCCAAGACGCTCGGGTTCCTGGCCGACCTCAAGCTGACACTGGATGACCTGCCACGGGTCATCAGTGCGATCTCGTCAAGCGACCCCCAGGCGATCGCTGACCTGATCAAGGAGTTGGGCGGCTCCGATGAGGCTGCCGCCGCTGTGGCCGAACTCGTCGGTGAGGGTGAGCGTCTCTCGACGCTGAACTCCAACGCCACGCTCCTGCCGTGGGTGAAGTCCTTCGGTGAGGAGTCCGCCAATGCGATCCTCGCCCTCTCCGGTCTGGCCGACGAGATCAACGGCCTGCAACCGAACGAGGCGGCGTCGAAGTTCCTCGATCGGATCGCAGTCAGCAGTCCTGCGGCCAGGGATGCGATCGCTGCACTCCGAGCGGAGATGCCGAATGCCGACAACGTTGCGATCCTCGAAGCGTATTTGGCCGCTCTTGACGGCATCGCCATGGCGACCGACCAGTGGGCGGCAGCGAACCGCGACGTTGACAGCATGGTCAAGTCGATGCCCAAGACGTGGGAGATCGTGACCAGGGCTGTTGGGAAGTTGACACAAGGTCAGAAGGCTTCCGCCGAAGAGCAGGAGGCGATCAACACCTTGGTCAACACGTTCGGCATCGACGCCAGTCGTGTGCTCGACATCGCCCGTGGTCTGTGGGATCAACACGGGGCCACGATCGACAGGACCAAGATTCGTTACAACCAACTCGCTGACGCAGCGGGTGACGAGTTGGCAGCGGCGGCACGGCGTGGGATCGAGACCGGCGAGAAGCTGCTCAAGGGCATGGAGACCGACGCTCTCGACGCCAAGTTGGCGCTGAGCGGGATCAACTCCGAACTGCGTGACATTGCGGAGAACCAGGACGAGTTGGAGTCCGACTCACTCGCCAAGGCGCTCGACCTCGGTGACGCCCCGCTCGATGCGTTGACCAACATCCGCAACATCGACCAGGGGATCAGGGACCTGGCCGAGTGGGTTCGCACCAACGGCATCCCCAACATCTTCGACAAGGACGATGTCAACGCCGACGACTTCCTGAACGAGATCGCCCGACTCAAGGGACCGATCCAGGAGGCGATCGCTGATGCGTTCGCTGAGGGGGGAACTGGTGCGGCCACCGCCCTGTCGCAGAAGTTCATCTCCCAACTCGCATCGCAGTCGGGCTTGACCTCCACACAGGTCTCGACGCTGCTCGGCCTCGACTCGCTGGAGGCGTCGATCGACGTTGCGATCAACGAGACATCGCTGGCGCAGGCGAAGGCGCAACTCGACCTGCTCGTTGGCGTCCAGGGCGGCTACACGCCCTACACGGCGTCGATCGCTCTCGCTCTTCAGGCCGAGGAGATCACACCCGAGAACGCCCAGATTCTGGTCCAGGAGGCGCTGCGTGGTGAGGGCGTCACGATCCCCTCTGAGCTTGCGGTGCCACTGTTCGACAACGCTCTCCGCCGTGCCCAGAACGATCTGAACAGTCACCCCGTCACCATCCCGCTCCGGCTGGGCAACATCCCCCAGTCCGAGTTGAACCGGATCACCGGGATGCTCTCCGGCTCGACGCCCCTCAACTCACAACCACGCACGGGCACCGTCAACCAGACGATCATCATGCCGCAGTCCACGCCCAGCCAGACCTACGACAGCTTCCAAATCTTCACCTCCCGCAACGGTGTTCGTGACGTTCCGCAATGACCACGATCGCCGCTCTCGTTGCCGCTACACCAGCGGCCACCCGTGGTGTCCCTGCTGGGTTCACCTACGGCGACGGCGAGTGGCGGCACGTTCTCGAACTGGCTGATCCCGCAGCAGGGTCGGGGGTCGTGTGGTATGACCTCACGGCGATCGAAGGACTCTTCACCGGCTACGACTACAACCGGGGCAGCGACGGCTACATGGGGCGCTACCGGGCGAGCGTCGTCACCC